TTTTTTCTCCCCATAGTTCTTCCATCCTATAACCCATTATACCATATTGGGGGGTATTCTGTTAGCGCTACCTCCGACCCTGTGCCGTGGGTTTTGCATTTATTTTTCATTTTCTTGAAAAAAAAATGTTGATAGTTTTTGGGAAGGAAAGCGGAATAAATTAAAGTCTTTTTCGCAAAGCTTCTTCAATCTCAAATTCGAGAACGTCAAAGATGCCGAGCACGTGTTGCCTAAACCTAGTTCTCCACGTTCCTCTCCAATTCCTTTCGTTTATCCTCACGTATTTAGCTCTGAACTTATCGGTTTTCTTTAGCACACCACTCCCCTCACAACTGAAGCAGTTAATCTGCTTGTACCCTGTAGGTATCCAGCCCTTCCCGTTACATCGTCTACATAGGTCACTCATTGTGGATTCCCGAATAGCAAGTTCCGTTAGACGAGCAAAGAAGTAAGGGTTACCGGGTGGTGTTTTCCAACCAAACTTATGAATCTCATTATAAACATAATTGAGTAGAAATGTCTCGTGGCGCATTTCCCCTGCATATTTAAGCCTAGCATATTTGGATGCGGGTATACCTGCACCGGCTAAAGCATAAGCTACATCTTCCCAATTCCGCCGGGGGTTACTCCAAGCACCAGATGACTGGGCTGTTAGGGACTTAAAATTCTCCTTTGAGTTCTTCCTCAAAATATATCTCCATGAAGGTTTCTTTTGATGGTCGTTGAGGGAGGGCTAGTTCTATCTCGCCCGTCTCGACGTACCACTCGAACTGCTCACACGCAACCTCATGGATAGCACACGTATGATAAAGATCGCAAGCCGTACAGGGGGAGTTCCCCTCAGACATGATTCTGGTCCAGACTACGTTGGAATTCATTTGTTGATAGTTAAAAGGGAAAGGAAGCGGACTAATCCTTTGCCCAACTGCATGGAAGTTTGACGAAAACTGTGTGCATAAATTTTATAGCACTTCTGTCTTCTACCATTTGGGTAGTGAACCTGTAAACCCTCCAACCAGAAAGGGTGGCAAGGTTATATTTCTCGCAATCCTTCGCAAACCCAGTTCCGGTGACATGTCGGCCTTGTGTCCATGTCCCTCCTTCGATCTCAACCGCGATCATGTGTTGAGGCCAAGCGAAGTCAAAGCGAAAGCGTCGGCCCTTAAGGAAGGTGTGTTCCTCCTTCCATTCTCCGAATCCCAACGTGCTGTATTCCTTTGACGAAGTGCCAAAGGTTGCGTCCTGAAGCTGTTGAGTAAACAACAGCTCCCCTTTGCTACGGGAGATAACCACTCTCTAATTCCTCTCGTGTGGGATTAATGAGTTTTGGGGTATCAGCCCGGCGTGAAGCTTTGAAGGAGAAAGGTTTACCGCTGAACCACAAGGCCAACGTAGGGTGCTCTGGGTCATACCTATTCTTTACGCAGTTCAAATAACCATCAGGTTGACGTAAGTACTCCTCATCTTCTGGGTCTTTTGTTAGTTTCTTCTGTTTTATTATGTTCTTGTGAACAATAAAGGCATAATCAGCAAGGTCAGTGATTTCACCACTTCCTTTGATATCCATCTTGTCACCCATTCTCTCCTCTGAATCACCCTTGCGCATATGTGCAACCAAATGTATGTGTAAGCCGGTTGTTCGAGCGGCCTCCTTTAGCATCCGAACGAAATTCTTCTGCCCAAGATTAAGATTAGCCTGATCAGTTTGGAGGTCAACCATCATAAGAGAGTCTATCACAAGATGCGTGAACCCATTTGCAGCGGCCCAGCGGGCCAGAGCAATAATCTCGTTTGCTCTTACGTGCTCTTCCTTTCCGTAAATAAAGACTTTGTTGTGCAGATAGTCCATGACGTAACTCGCGGCCTTGAGAGTGGGATGAGCAACACCAAGAGTTTGCTTAATCATCCTCTCGATCTGCACCCGAAACGCCATCTCGGGAGACCAGAACAGAACCTTCTCTGCCTTGTCGGTATATTTCCCGTCAGCCCACCAAAGGCAGAACTGCTGAACGAGTGCCGATTTGCCGTGACCATTTACACCTGCCCATATTAAGAGCGTCCCGGGAATTATCCGCAAGTCAGTATCCTTAAGGCATGGGAGCCTACAACCAGACATGTTATTGCGATTCTCTATCCACTCAAGCGTCTCGTCCCTAAAGTTATTAGGAGCGAACACATGCCCCTCAACATCATGTGGGTCCATATACTCATTTAAATCAGGAGTGATTAAGTCCATTAGTCTTCCTCAAACTGTTTCAAAGGATCATCGGTATCATACAGAGTCCATCTGCGTTCGTCAAGAAATTTCAAGGCACGAGGAACGTACATCCCGTCATCCTTCTTCCAACACTCCTGTGAGGACAGGTCTTTCACAACCGAAGTTATGTGCTTATAATCCTGTTCGAGTTTGTTTATAATCCAATAGTCTTTGAGTTCTCTTCTACTTCCTAGTCTGTGTTTAGGGTAAACAGAACAGAAGTAACCGTAACCCTGTAATACCTCATTACTGGTACCATTTGATGTCCCCTTACTAGCACCGAATGAAAGACCTTTATTTTCTTTTAATTGTTCTTTTAGTTCCACTACCCTTGTGGACTCTGACCCCACACCAGTTGTGGACTCGCCAGCGTAACCAATAAGCCGGTACACATTGGTCTTGTTGTATCTCTGCTCCCTCTCTAGGGTTCCAAACCTAACCATCTCGGAAATCATATTGCTACAATACTTGGGCCTGTGCCCACTCCTTTCCGCGATTTCCAACAAACTGGGAAAATGTGGGGAAGGGCAGCTTAATATTGCTGCCAATACCCTCAGATGACCGGCCTTGTGCCGATGATCCTGTAAAATGTAGACAGGTAACGGTCCCCAAAAATGAGAATTCTGACTCATAACTCTGCCCACTGGATAAAAGTGTAAACGGAAACCGTCCCATTCTTGAACGTGACATCCAAGTTGATTTTTTTCTCCAAAGAGTTTATTATACGCTCAATCGTCCGTCGATGCCTCCGAGCCATTTTGGCAAGGTCGGCAATCGGGGCAACACAACGCCCGCGATCATCAATATATTTGAACACCATGCACAACGCAACAAGCTTCTCAGACGAGTCCAAACTCTGGGCCTGAAACAATTGCGTCATGATAAATTCTTTCTTTTGCTGGAACGTTAGCATCTTTAAACCCCTTAATCCAAAAGGGCATTATATCACGACTTGACATCCCCTGTCAACATGGTATAATGGGCTTATGAAATACCTCGACTGGGTACACGAACAGCCCTGTTGGGGGTGCGGCAAATACGGAGTGGACGCTCACCACGTCAGGCTCGAATCAGGGATGGGGAAAAGGCCAGCCGATCTTCATGTTATCCCTGTTTGCAGGACTTGCCATCAGAAGTGTCATGCGCTAGAATACACGAAAGAGGAACAACTGAAATGGCTATACAAGACTCAGAACCGGGCAATTCTCGCACACCTTATAAAATGGTAGCGCTGATCACCTTGTGGGTTGACGACGGAAGGAATCATGAGATCATCCTCGAAACCGCTCGGCAGATTGTTATGAAAGAATTGTATTCAAGCATCGACAGCGCCGGGTACAAAATAGGGGACACTGAAGAAGGCTTCTCAACTTCTGTCGAAGCCGTGGAATTAATCAAAAGGCAGGACATACACTAATGAGAAGGCGCTGGATATTGAGAGACTTTTCCATCAGGAACTCCTGTGCCAAAGAGATCATGCAGTTGAATGTCGAGGACGAGACTCTAGAGGTGACAGTGAAGCCCTATAAAAAGAATAGGTCACTAGAGCAGAACGATATGTTTCATGCGTGGTGCGGATCAATCGCTGATAAATCCGGGCACACAAAAGAGGAGATCAAGAATATTCTCATTGAAACGGTCTTCGGAACTGAAGAGTATTTAAACTTTAAAGGGGAGCATAGACACAGAATTCGCCAAACGTCTGGAATGACGATTGGAGAAATGGGCGAGTTGATCGAAAGAGCAACTCAAATTGGAATCGAACTTGGGGCAGATGTCCCAGAGGTTACTTATGGCTAACGGACATTCGGAAGAAGGAATTGAGGCGACAGTAGGGCCTAACAATAATGAGAGGCTTTATTATGAATCGCAACAAAAGAAAGACATGGAAGAAATTGATTCTCAAAAAATGAGGAAAATTAGAATGCAAGTTCTTAACGAGAAAGACGATACTCGGAAGATGACGATTGCGCTCAAGAGGCCTTTCGATCCGAAAGATGTTAAGGTGAGGAAGGGTGGTGGTGGTCGGTTGTTTCATTATATAGACGCACGTCATGTTATGAAGAGACTTGACGATGTGTTTGGTCTGGAAAACTGGCAGACTAAATACCACGAGACGACATCGGGTAGGGTTATCTGTGAACTCAGTGTATGCATCAATGACAAATGGATAACAAAATCTGATGGGGCTGGAGACACGGACTTTGAAGGAGCGAAGGGGGCAATTTCAGATGCTCTAAAGCGCTCGGCAGTATTACTAGGAATCGGGGCGTATCTTTATAATGACTCAGCGTTTAAGAATGGAACACCTGCTCCGTGGGCTACCCCCGAAGGCTATGATAAACTGGTGGCAAAGCAACACGAAAACAAAGATAGCGATGAGAAATGGATTGGTGATTACGATAAAAAACCATGAGCAATTCTGACTTTCCTCTACCTATTAGGGTGTGGCCTCTTCAGGAGGAAGACATCACTGAAGAGGTTTGCCAGTCGTGTGGTATATGCTGCGAGATAGAACTCAAGCCCAACTGGAAAAACTCCAGACAATTTGAGTGGCTTCACGCCATTGCCGAGAACCATGATAACATCCAGAGCACTGACAAAGGAATACGGATTCGTTGTTCCCATCTTAAGGAAAGGGTGATGGGGTGGAGGAAGATGGGATGTGACATTTACGATGATCGTCCTCGGCTCTGCAGAGAGTTCAATTGTGTCAGCTGGGCAAAGTACACTAATGATCTAACCCAATATAACCGAGTGTTGGAAAAGAGAGAGATTCTTGCTTCATCGTCATACTCCACTTTTCCGTCTGAACTACGAGGACCAGACAAATGAGCCATTGGTACGACAAAGAAGGTGACCCTCGTTATGAGGTCACAGGAAAGAAGGGCAAGAGACCCTCAACTCTGAGGGACGCTAGAAAGCACGGATGGGTTCCTTCTGTGTCCACTGTATGGGGTGACGTAGTATCCCGGCACATGCTGAACAAATGGATTCAAACGGAACTAATGAAAGCCTTTCACGAGCAAGTCAAGTTAAGGGCAGACTCAACTGGCATCTTATCTTTTGAGGATGTTGAGAAGCTAGCCCGGAGTGAGTTCAACAAAAAACAGCAGGAAACTATGAGCAGGGGGACTGTCATCCATGATCATCTGGAACTTCATTTCAAAGGAGTTGATGTTGTGGACCAATATAAGGGATTATGCCAGAATGTTCATGCAAAGCTGGACGAAATTTGTGGTCCCCAAGAATGGGAGGTTGAAAAATCCTTTTCGCATCCGCTCGGATACGGGGGGAGGACTGACCTCTCCAATGATGAATGGATAGTGGACTTCAAGACAAAAGAATTCCCAGACAATCCTAATGTTAAGAAAATGGTGTATGACGATCACGGGGTCCAATTGGCTGCGTATGATCAAGGAATGCTTGTTAACGGATTAACAAAGCCTAGACGGCTGCTTAACTTATTCATAGACGTTGGCGAAGGCCATCGTGTTCTTGAATGGGAGCACGAGGATATTCCCCGCTTCAGGGAAATGTTCAACAGTGCTCTATCTTTGTGGAAATGTACCAAGAAGTATAACCCTGAATGGCAAACAACGTGAGGTTTATATGAACGTAAACAAAGCAATTTTAGTTGGAAGAGTTGGGGCTGACCCCATCGTTAGAGAAACAAGCAAGGGGGATACAGTTTGTAACGTCTCTCTTGCTACCAACAGTGGCTATGGCGACAACGAAAAAGTTGACTGGCATAAGATCACCTTTTTTGGTAAACTAGCTGACACTGTGAACGAGTACGTTACCAAAGGTCAGCAGCTTTACGTTGAGGGGCGCATAGCATATAGCAAGTACACTGACAAAGAAGGCAATGAGCGTCACGGGACCAGTATAATTGCTGGTATGATGCAAATGGGCTCTCGACAAAATGGTGGCGCTTCAGCTTCAGCTTCAGAAGAAGAGGATGACTCGCTCCCATTCTAAAGCGGTCTATACTTGGCAGGACGATGACGAGCAGGTGGAACGTGTTTATTGTTTAGCCAAAAAAGTATGGGCTAAAAGGCACAAGCCTACACCAACGAGGGGGATGACGTGGGGGGAATGGTTCCGGGAACATTCCGGGATGTCCCTCCACGAATTCTCCGACTGGGCGAACGATCATAAGCTGAGGGAAAAATGGAACCAAAGCGTAAAAAAATCCGGTTAAGGGAAAAGGAAACAGGGCGGGTAAAGGCGTTAGGGCTAGTTCAGTATGACTCCATACAAGGACACTGGTGCATTGATTCCAATGGAGACTGGAAGTGGTATCCTCATGACAAATGGGAGAAAGTAAAATGATCACCGAATATCAAAAGTTCATACACAAAAGCAGATATGGTAAGTATCTGGACGCGGAAGGACGCCGGGAGAATTGGGACGAAACAGTTAATCGTTACACAAACTACATGGAGTGGATATTAGCCGGTTATACCGCTGGCGACTTTCCTAAGGAAGCTAAACAGGCTATCCTTGACATGGAAGTGATGCCCTCTATGAGGGCGTTCATGACCGCTGACCCTGATCCCGGGGCTGGGGCCCTGACCAGAGATAATATGGCTGGATACAACTGCGCTTATTTAGCGGTTGATCATGTTAGAGCGTTCGATGAATCCCTGTATGTTCTCCTTTGTGGAACAGGGATTGGGTTCAGTGTAGAACGTCAGTTTATTAACAAATTACCAGAGGTGTCTGACGAGTTTCACGAAACAGATACAACCATTGTTGTCGCAGACAGCAAGATAGGTTGGGCAAAATCCCTACGAGAACTCGTAAGCCTCCTGTATCAAGGGGCTGTACCCAATGTAGATTACAGTAGAATCAGACCAGCCGGGGCTCGTCTCAAGACCTTTGGAGGAAGAGCATCTGGACCCGATCCTCTGGAGAGGCTGTTCAATAATTACACCCGTACATTCCAGAACGCAAAGGGGAGGCGTTTAAACAGTTTGGAATGCCATGACCTCATGTGCTGGAATGGGGAAAGCGTCGTCGTGGGTGGGGTTAGAAGGGCAGCGGAGATCAGCCTGAGCAACCTGACTGACGAGCGTATGAGACACGCAAAGACAGGTCAGTGGTGGTTAGAGAACCCCCAGAGGGCCCTCGCTAATAACAGTGTGTGTTACACAGAGAAGCCAGAGATGGGAACCTACATGCGTGAGATTCTTGCTCTCCATGATTCCCACAGCGGAGAAAGGGGGATATTCAACAGGGAAGCATCAAAGAGAATGATGCCTGAGAGAAGGGATAAAGACTATGAGTTCGGGTGTAATCCTTGCAGCGAAATAGTGCTTCGCAGTGCCGGTTGCTGTAACCTCTCTGAGTGCGTACTCTCGCCGAGCGATACAATAGACGATGTGACCCGAAAGATAAAACTTGCTACAATTATCGGGACCATACAATCCACCCTGACCGACTTCAGGTATGTCAGGCCGATATGGAAGAAGAATGCAGAGGAAGAGAGGCTGTTAGGTGTCAGCTTCACAGGAGTATTTGACTGCCCAACGGTGCTCAACGCTACCCCGAATCAACTGGAAGAGTGGAGGACATCCGCTATCAATGTAAACGAGAAGTGGGCTAAACGGCTAGACATCAACCCGTCTGCAGCCATCACCTGCATCAAGCCATCTGGAACAGTATCTCAGCTGACTGGTGTAGCCGGTTCTGGACTACACCCCTCGTATTCCAAGTTCTATATTAGGAGGGTCAGACAGGACCGTAAAGACCCCCTTAATCAGGCCCTGATTGACGCTGGTGTGCCTGTTGAGGATGATCCATACAACAAGGAGGCTATAGTGTTTTCCTTCCCTATGAAGGCTCCTGCGAGGTCAAGGACTAGGCATGAGGTAACCGCAATACAACATCTAGAGATATGGAAAAAGTTCGCTCTTCACTGGTGTGAACACAAGCCAAGTGTCACCGTCTATATAGGTGAATCGGAATGGATGGATGTGGGCGCTTGGTGTTATAGGAACTTTGATATACTCAGCGGGGTAAGCTTTCTTCCCCGGGCAGATGACAACCACAGCTATGAGGTAGCCCCTTATGAAGAAATAACCAAAGAAGAGTACTCAGCGATCCCCAGAATGAAACCCATTAATTGGGAATCGGTAATAGAGCACGACGACAACACGGTTGGAAGTCAGGAACTGGCTTGTACCGGGGATAAATGTGAGATACTATGAGAGTATTACCATTCGATCAAGACATGGTGGACCGGGCTAAGGAATGGGCAGAGAGTATAGGGAGCCTAAATCGCTCCATCACCAGCGGGGAAGGAAACTTTGCCGGTAGGGTAGGTGAACTAGCGCTAGCCCATTACTTAGGTGTTGAGGTAGAGGACCACAAGGACTATGACTTAATCTACAAGGGGGACAAGATAGAAGTAAAAACTAAACGTAGGAGTTGTGCGCCTCTTCCATACTACGATGTGTCCGTGGCTAAAACCAGTGGACACCAAAAGGCAGATAGGTACGTTTTTATAAGCCTTCAATTCTCGGAGAAAAAATTCTGGGGGAAACCTTACGCAGGGAAAGGTCGGGTGGGGGGAGCCATTTACAATGGCCTCGAATTTGTTTGGCTATGCGGGGATATGGATGTTAAAGAATACTTTCTCAAGGCGAAGTTATGGCGTAAGGGGGACAAAGATAAATCAAACAATTTTCATACGCAAGCTGACATGTATAACATGAAAATAAAAGACTTAAATGAAACTTATAATTGTCATATAAGAACAGCAGAAACTGAGAGCTAATATGAACCTACTGATACTTCCGGACGCGCACGTTCACCCGGATTATAACAATGAAAGGTTCAGGGCGGTAGGTCGGTTACTCATGGAGGAGCAGCCTGAGTGTGTTGTTTGCTTAGGTGATTTGGCTGACCTGCCGTCCCTGTCCTCTTACGACAAAGGAACTAAAGGTTTCGAGGGTAGACGTTACAAAAAAGATGTTGAATCCGTTATCGAGGCGCAAGAACTCCTGTTCATGGACTTGAATAGGTTCAACGCGAGAAAAAGAAAGAACGGCAAGAAACAGTATAGGCCGCGCCTAGTGATGTGCTTAGGTAACCATGAGGATAGAATTACTAGAGCCATCAATTCGCAAGCCGAACTGGACGGAACAATAGGCATCCAAGATTTGCAGTATGAAGGGTTTGGGTGGGATGTTATTCCCTTCAAGAAGTGCGTCACCATAGAAGGTATTGCCTTCTCGCACTATTTCACCACAGGTATTTCTGGAAGGCCAATCTCCAGCACCCACATTGGGCATACGCTTGTCACTAAACTTCACTGCTCTGCCGTTCAAGGACATTCACATTTGTATAACCACGCAGAACACACAAGGCCTGATGGGCAAAAGATATTTGGGTTGTCTGCGGGTTGTTTCTCTCACCCGGAATATTCCGAAAGCTGGTGCATGGATACCGAGCATCAATGGTGGAGGGGAGTTGTGATTCTGGAAGATTTAGACGGGGAGGGTTATTACGATGGAGTTAGGACTGTGACATTAAGGAAGATTATGAAGAAATATACTTAATGCTCTTCACACAACCAGCCGGGAAAGCTGTTATGGAGGACCAATCCCCCTTCTCATCCTTTGTGTTAGCAACCTTCACCACATCCTTGTTTTTCTTGATTAAGTAGCCAGTGGTTAGCAGGACTGGGGGGTTAACCTCCTCGGGCTTTTCCCAACCCGCTGTCCCTAGAATATCTCTCCATTCGACTGTCACCAGTCGAGGATTTTTCACGCCGCTTTCCTAAACGGAAATCTTATATCCCGATCCATTCTTTCCCGGAAGACGCCATTGAATTTCTTCTTCAAGTCTAGAATTCTTACGTCAATCTTACGCATCATTTCTTCTTTTCTAGGCGCGAGGAGCTTACTCCTCCTGTATTTAGCCTTAAGCTTGTAAAGCTTTGTTATTTCCCCATGTATTTTTCTCAAGAGAGGGACGAGTTTAGCTACTGCATAGTGCTTGCTTTTCATGAACGATTTCCATTCCTCACTCTTCGGCCCGAACTCTTTGTAGACTCCCTCAGCAAACATTTTAGCGGCCCCGACTTCTTCTCTAAACGCATTGTACTCCGTGTTGGCATCCCACTTATCTCGTAGCTGAGGAGTGTCCCAGAACCGCCTGATGACAGGAACTTTATTCCATTGCACCTCTCCCGTGACCTCCTCCCTCGGGAGAAACGATCCTCCAGCCTGCATTCGCCACGGATTAAGGAAATTAACTCCCCTTGCTATGAAATTTCCAACGCCACCGGAAGCGGTCTTAAACATGTAATCTAATATTGGAGGGTCTATGCTAATGAACCCTTTTTCATATTTTGTCCCGAGTCTCGCTTTCTCTCCGCCGGGAATCCATGTGTACATCCCAGCTGAAAGTCTATTCAACCAATCAGCAACAAATTTAGCCGGTTTGGTCGTGCTGCTCCATGACCTATAGGCGGGGGGTTCCGTAGCCGTCCCTGCATAAGGCTGTTTGTACACGGGGTTACCAGCCCAGTTTTCATTAAGGGCTATATCGACAAAAGGGTCACCAATAGTGGGGGTCGCTGACTTGAATAATGTGTTGATGACACTATCACTGTGCGCAATATCCATAGGCGAAAATGATTCTCCTATTGAACTAACCATGTGCATCGTGGCTTGCCACGGATTTATCTGCCCCATCAGCATCGCTACAATAGTATCCCCAAAGACATTGGGAATATTGGAACCATAGCCTAATGGTATCTTGGCAAAGTTATCCGCTCCGGGAATCCACAGAAACATCTGCCTAGACCTCTGCCCCATATCTATTTTTGCGTAACGGTTCTTGCCGTCCTCATCATCACCGCTCATCAAATAGTTATAAAGGCTGAGAATTATTTGAGACCCAATAACGTACTTCAAGAACTTCCTAAACCGTCTGGACTTGTTAAAGGCGCGGAGGTAAGTTGCCCCACCGGCTGTTCCCGCATTGAAAAATAGATACCATGAGTTGAAGATTGGCGTTAACTCACCCTTCATGGTGAAATTAACAGTAAGATTCCTAGCAGCCTCAACACCTAACTGAATGGCTTGAATCTCTGTAAGACCATTCCTCATAGCAACCCGTTTGATTTCAATATAAGTGGCTAATCGCATGGCGTTCTCTACAGAACCGTTTACATCGCTCACATAATCAGCCATCGCCTTGATGCCCCTGAGCCATCCCTTTCGGGTTCCATTCTTGACTATATCACCGATTTTGTTTTCAAAATGCTTTGCGTCTTTAAAGGCGTAGAAATCAATACGCCCACCATTCTCAGTAAACTCTCTAGCAGCAGCAGAATGAATAGTATCACTCTTTCCTGTTCTTATATATCGGTACATCCCGGCTATTGATTTCGGGAGATTCTTTGTGGCCCCTAATGCAATTTCTTTTGCTTGGTTCGCTTCAATGCCTTTCTTGATTTCAGACAGTGCTATTATGTTCTGCACAGCAAACTGATAATCTTTAGCAAAGTTAGTTACAATAAAAGGAGGAGACCAAGCTGTATGCATCATACCAAAATATCTGTTTATTACGCCAACCCATCTTGTCACGTTACCGGGGACGCGATAATGAGTTTTGTTTAAGGCTCTCCCTATATTTTTATCCTTGACGAGAATATGCCACTGCTCCCCATCCTGTTTGAAGGAGATAACATGTTGCGGGTCTGACTGCTGTGGCAGCGGAAGGTCCAAGAATAAGTCTGACGTTTCCGGGTCTCTCCCTTTGAAGAACTTTTTGTCCTCGTCCGAGACGATCATCATATAGTCACCAAGAAACTTCTCGTTTTCTATGACCATTCTAGCAAACGCTTGGTCCACCTTATTCTTTTCGGCCCTCTCGATGGTTACTTTAACCTTATGAAATGCCCATGCCCACGGGCTTTCGGCAGCGCTCCTTCTTCCGACCCTCTTCTTTTCTTCAGGCCCCCTTATTCCAAACCCTTTTGCCTTTCGCAGGTCTCCAAATAAATCCCATGTTACCCCCCTATTATCACCCTTGAGGGGAACATACGTGCTAGCGTATTTCTGTCGTTGCGCTTGCTCCCCTACCCAACCTATTGGTTTCCCATTTTTAAGGGTAGGATTATAGTGCCGCTGCCCGAGCCATTGCTTTATCTGCCACTCTGGAACCAGCCCTTCGTCCCGTAAAATATTTAACCGATAGTCTAGAGCGTCATAAACATACTTAGCGGCTTGCTGCAGATGCTTCATCCCTTCTACGCCCAGCTGGTCCTGCAACTGCTGCAGAACTTCTTCCGCAGAAAGTAGTTGAGGCCCAGCCTCTGCCTCTAGGATTAGGTTAGGTCTTGCCAACCTCTCGGCTTTAGTGCTGAAGATGCCAGCTGGGGGTGGAATGTTTGCCTTCTTCTTCCAACCCGAATTCTTTGGTTCATCGTTAACCGAAGGGGCATGCGCTGCGTACAGATAATTTCCAAATTGAGTCATATCAATTTTGTGTTTCTGCGCAAATTCGATCAAGGGCTCGATAAAATCCCTATGAAAATCATGTTGCTTTTTAACAACTATATTGTGATAATCCCCTTCGACTTCGGATGGTTTTCTGGTTATTGTACCATCAGTAGCCTCCAAGAAATTCTCATAGTCCTTTATGGTTCCAAAGTAATGAACAATGGCACGGTAAAGTTGTGTGCCCGGCTCTATGCGGAAGCGTTGTCCGCCACGCTTGCGCCCCAATCCACGGATCGAGAGCTGTGATTCCTTCTTCCACGATTTTGGCCCCCATACCATTTTAAAAAGGCTACCGAGCCCCTTTTTCGGCTCAACAAAGTCTCTAGCCGCTTCTGGCATAACTTGACTAAGACCAATAATTTCTCGCGCCGCTGTCTCATCCGGATCGGTAAGGGGCTCCCCCCACCCTTCTTCTGTCTGGTAAAGAGGCATGTTAAGGAAGTTCGCTATATAAACATTCTTCTTCCCATTCGCTCCGTTGATAGTTTTTAGATGGGAATTAAAAGAGGAACGGATAAGAACCATCACCTGCCAGCCCTTGAGTTCGGAGGTGAACATGAACTTCAGCCGGTGCAAGCCCTGCGCAATGTAATGGAGAAGCGTTCTCCAGAAGGTGTTGTCGCTTGGGGTATTTTCCTCTGCGTAGTAAGCCATCGTTTCTTCTAGGACGAGCCACTCATTAGCCTCTGGGTGCGTCCTGCGTACAGCTTCACGAGCGGTGATGTGGGCCTTGCGCACACCAGCGTCAGAGATGGCAAGCTTGGCAATCTCCCCAAGAAGCGACATGTATAGCTTCGTTCCCATGACAGCCCTGAACCCATGTGCTCCTATCTCATGCATCATAATAGGAACAACCCGATCTTCCTCTATATTCTCCGCGACCATACTAACCTTGTTATTAAAGGCTACAGCCCGGACTCTCTGATCTGAAGCAAGATTGGGGGGAAGGTCTCCCTGCGTTTCGTATATATTAACGACGTTAAATATTCCGGGACCAAACGTCATCAGGAGTTTATTAAAGAGCCGCTTTGCAGTCGTTCCTTTTACAGCCCGCGGAGTGGTGTAGTATTGAGGGAAACCGCCTTCAGTGTAGAGGCTGTTCTTTGGTCCGTCTTCGGGATCAAAACCCGGCTCTTCATAGAATGCGGTGTCGCTATAATCTAGAGGAGTTTCTCCTGCAGTCTCAGCTGCACTCGCTTGACGCGCCCTTTCATATTCTAGCGCCGTTGCTTGTTCTGGAGTTAATCTTTCTTGATTTTCTAAATCTACTGAAGTACCAATCCAGCCAGCAACAGCCCGTCCTGTTGACACCGGAGTTGTTGTAACCCCCTTATAACGAGAAACAGACGCACGAATTCTCCTGTAAAACTCTTCATCATCTAATGCCTTTTTCAGGTCTCTTCCGGGTTTTTCCTTCAGCCACTCTTCAAATGTCTCCTTTCCCGCCTCCGACTCTAATATGCTTTTAACCCATTCCCTCTCGGTCTGCATATACAACTCTTGTCTGCGTAACCCTTCCGGCAACCAAATTAGATCATCAGTTCCCGGGACCAGTCCAAACACACGACCTTGCGCAGCTTGGGTGGGGTATTGTCGCCCTCCTTCTTCAGCGGCTCTGGCAGCTTCATCCCTCAACCAAACGTTGACAGGCTTGTCACCATAGAACGCGCCGCCACCATACTTGTCTAGTGCTCTCTGAAGAGCAGCGTCGGAACCTTCCTCATCCGGGCGTGGACCAAAGCGCTCCACGATCCCCAACTGATTGTAAGTAGCGGGAAGGTAGGCTTCATAATACGCTGTATCATTTATTATGAACTCTTCAATCGTTACTCCATAATCATTCTGCCACCTTCTAATCGGAGCAACTTTGATCTGATCAGACAGTTGTTCTTTTGTTACACCTTCTGGAAGCAACGCTTTTTGAATTCCGAAGTTACTTTCTATATATTCATCAACGTCTTTTAATGTACGAAGATATTCCCAATGGTTCCATCCATAGTCTGCAAGACTTGGGTCTTCAATGAATTTGTGTTGATACGGCTTACTTTCATCCCATTCATATACTGCCCACTCCCCTTCCTCATTCCGTTCTATTTTGAATGTGGATACGCCTATAACAGCCTCATATAAACCTTTTTCAACTCTCTGTTTAAAGAAAGGCTGAAAGAATCCTTTTGTGGGGCGCTCTTCTGCACGAGTAACAACACGCTGTTGCTCCATAGGCTCAATCAGCTCATACTTACCCGTCTCCTCATTAAACTCTACAACTTCCTTTCTTACTTTAACATAATCAACTTTATCAGGAGTGGGGGCTATCTCTTGAGGGAGCATGGACCACGCCTCATCTGGAATCACACCCACCTCAGCGACACCCTTTATCTTCCGTACAGCATCCATGACGGATTTGGAGCCGGGTGACGAGGGGGAGATGTTAGAGACGTGGGTTCTTATAACCACATCGTCTGTGATCACATCCCGGAGTTCCACCATCACACCACCCTTAGAAATCTCGAACACATGCTCTTGGCCTTTAGGCATGAACCCTTCTTTCAGAATCTCAAGCCTCGGTTTGCCATCGTGTTCGGCCACAACAAAAGACTTCTTACCATGAAGGTCTTTCTTTTCGGTTAGGACGTCCTTCCTCAGCCTTACATAATGCCCCACAGCAACATCTGTAGCGGACAGGGCGTCACCAATGGTTCTCTTTCTTGGTGCCTTGTCTACAAGAGGTGTGAGCGTTCTTGCATGCACCTCCCGCATCCTGTTTATTTCCCAAACATTTTCAGCTATTCGCGCCCTTGCGGGGGCATTAACAATGA